GCACAGATGATGGTGAAGGATACGACACCGACATCAGCCAGCATTGGCTTGAAACAGTAGAAAACTTTTGGACAGCAAGAGAACTACATGAGTGGGAGAAGGCAGCATGAAACACGAAAAGCCGTATCAGTATCAACCGCAACTCAAAGAAACACAGAAGCCAAGCCGACAAATGAGAAAGCGTAAGTTTAAACGCAGCAACCTGACTACCCGTGGAGTTAAAACGGTGGCAGCAACAGCGTTTGTATTGGGCTTACTCGTTGGCTACCAAGCAGCACCAAGTAAAGCCATCTCATCAGCCAACCCACCGCAGCCAACGGTGGGATTGGTTGCTTATCACACTAACGATTACCAACTACATGCCATCAATCTACTTATGCAACGCAATCAAGTAGAACAATGGTCGTGTTTGTGGGCGTTATGGACTGCCGAAAGTAATTGGCGCAGCGCAGCACATAACAAATCAAGTGGCGCATACGGCATAGCACAATTCATGCCAGCCACATGGAAAAATGTCGGATACGAAAAGACATCTGACGGGTTTATCCAAGTCCAAGCAGGGCTTGCCTACATTGACCACCGCTACGCAGGTTCCCCGTGCAAAGCATACGCACACTACCTTGCCAAGCGGTGGTACTAATGTCGTTTAAACCACAACATCACAGAGTCCTATCAAAAAAAGAACTGGCAGACCTTACATACTATTACCTTTCGTATAACTCAACTGAGTTTGCGAAGGGTAATTGTGTAGGTATAGATACTGAATTGTTTTATCCCGAAAACCACGAACTTACGGCAGACCAGCGAGTGCTGTTTAAACGGATGTGTGGCGATTGTCCGGTCAAAGCCTTATGTTTGGAGTGGGCATTGTGCCATGAACGAGAAGGGATTTGGGCAGGCACTAGCCCTTACGATAGAAGGCGGATACGACACGCTCAAAGGATTGGAGTTGCTGACCCATCACTTGCAAGCAAGCATCTAATCTGATAAGTTTTACCCTGAACAACACCCAATGGTTCCAGTCCCAGCGGGTGTTGTTTCTTTTATAGCCCTAGTTTTTTAGCAAGCATAAATACTTCATCACTTAAATCATCAAGAGTTCCATCATTATAGATAACATGTTTAAACACATACCTATCCATTGCATGCTCTGATGTGTGATGATTAACTGGTGCGTGGTTATGACGATTGATACGCCATACATCACCATTACGATTTAAGATTTCCTCTGCTTCATTTTCAAAGCGAACATCAGGGATGACCCAACGCTGGTTGGGTTCAGCATCTATCTGTTTAAACGCAACATCTGTCCATACATTACTGCCCAGTAGCGAGCGCCCAACTTCTGTACCAAATACTTGTAATAGTCTGCGTACTTCTGTGTTTCCCTTGGCTACATCCCAACCATAATCCTCAACTAAATCTGCCACACGGATACCGTCATCAAGCATAGGGTTAAGACGAACCACACCTTCACGGATTGCATCAGCAAATGCTATGCGTTTGAACCCATAGTTTAAACACAATAGTTCTGCAACTGTATCTTTACCTGATTGGGCATAGCCCGATAGTCCGATAATCAAAACTCAACACCTACCCATACAAAGAATAAATCTAAATCAATGTGGTATCTATCAATACAAAAGCCAAGCGCAAATCGCCTGTATGAAAAACCAAAACTTAACCATAACTTACCAACTTTTATTTCCTTACTCATACCATCTCACTTTCGGATAGACTGTTATCTGAATAAAAAAGAAAAGAAAATCTAAATGCAAAGCACGGGCAAGTACTAAAGCATCATTGGTATCCTCTATCATCTCAACAACTGGGTAGTAATCAAAGCCTAAACCAAAGGCATACCACCTGTTTAAACCAACATTGACGGATGTTCTCCCAAAGTCTTTCACTTTCTTTTCTCCGCCCTGATAGCAAGTTTTGCTGGGCTGTACCCACCAACTGTCTTGCCTGTTTTCTTTTGAACCTTAGGATTTTTTTTCCAAGCCTTACCGTTCTTACGGTCATTGTTTCTACCTGTACTTTTAACTACTGGCTTGCCCATGTCTTATTCCGTTTCTGCTCTTGCCTGAGCATTAGACTTAACAACTCTCCTACGGTTTGTCCAAATCGGTGGCTCTCCACCCAGTCTATCTTGAAGTTTCTTGATAGCCCTATGAACTCTCTTGCGTAATGCTTCCTCACTCATCTCATACACAACGGCTAACACATCAAAGTCCATGCCACCATTGGCGTATCGTTGCCGGAGAAGGTTCTTGTCTTGCTCGTTTAAACCATGTAATCCATTGGCTACATCAGATAGCAAAGCCATGCGGTTATTACCTTCACTTGGTTTGCCACTCTTACTTACGAACTCGCTACTCAAATCAGGCGCATCTAGCCAGCCTTCGTAATCCCATACATCTCGTAGTAATTCATGCAGGATAGCGGGGGTATAGTAAAAGAAATCATTGGTAGATACACGGGACTTATAGGCACGCTCTTTCGTCACGAACTTCTGCGCTTCATTAGCAAAGGTGCGGCGTAGTTTAAACGGCAAGGACTCTTGCTCGTTCCACTCATCAATCTTGTGCCAATGCTCTAATGACCACAGGATTAGATGCTGAAAAATGTCGTCAATAGAAACAGCGTTCTTGTTTATCTTGGCTGAGTACCGAGATGCAGTCCTCGCTAGTTTGTAAACGGTATCCCAAAGCGGGGACTTCTCAACATCCTTTAACTCCACTCTTACTCCTTTATGACTACATCTAACCAGTAGCGTTTAAACATCATAGCATTAACTCGCACCACAAGGTCACGCTCATTGGTATCGTGGCGAACATTAAACTCAGGCATCAACCCAGCCAGTTCTTTGACTGGTATCAGTAAAGTTCCATCAGTAAATCTAAAACAAATACGGTGAAAGGTATCGGGGTTATCTAAATACGGTGGGCTAATCAACATCTGCTGCAACTTATTAAACGGAAAGATTGCTGGGATACTGCTATCTATGGACAGCCACTTAATCTCTATGTCGCCTAAGTAGTTCTCTCTACCGTTATCGTGCAACCAAGTTAAATGAAAGTCGGTGAAATAAAACCTAGGCGTAGGGTAGAAACGCCAGTTCGGATAGAGCCTAGATAAAGCGTGAACGGCAGCAGTTTCCCGTCTGCCGTCACCGCCCACCTGACGGATAGGTTCCAAAAACTCAGGCATAATGCTTGTTGTTTACTATGAATTGACCCTTGTGTAGATACACAGGAGTAGGGAATACTTGACGGTCTTTGATTGTTAACAAACCAAATCCTTGCTGCCAGTTAGCAGACCCACCCACATAGTGGGCAGCGTTTAAACGCATCATGTTTCCCACCTCAAATCCATACAACTGTTCCGTCACTTTTCCATTTACTGATGTTGTAAACGCTTGCAAACCCAAACGGTGCGTGTGTCCACAGACGACACTCTTGCCAAAGCGTTTTGCCAAATTCATTGCGGTTCCGCCCGCAATACGACTCATAGCACCTTCGTCACCATGAGCAAGCAACCAGTTCGGTGCTAGTTCTACGGGCTTGCGGTGCAATGTAATGTTTAAACGGTCAAGGTCAAGCATTTCCTCTAGCGTTAAACTACTAAGGCTGCGTAGTGCGGGCGCATACTGCGACACATACTTCTCAACTCTTATGTCGTGGTTGCCAGTCTTAAAATGAATAGGTCTGCGACCCATGATGTGGCGTAGGTCAGCAAGTAAATCTGTTGCTTCATTAACGGAAGCCTGTAATGTTCTTGCGTATTCGCCAGCATTACCCCTTGACCAACGGCTAGGTTCAGGCTGGTCAATCCAATCACCAACTATCCATAGTTCATTAGGCTTGTAATCCCAAATGAAATCGTGGAGTAGAGCGACTGCCTTTCTATCTTGATAAGGTACTTGATAGTCACTCAGTACCACGACTTTTTTAATCATGTGTTTAAACTCCTGCTCGTTTTCGTAGCCCGTCTGCGCCCTCGTTTAAGAACACATCATTAACATCACACCCCTCAGGCATGAATACGGGAAATACATTGTCTAGTTCACGGGATAAGTTCTTTGCCATCTCACGACCAGCATTGTCGCCATCACAAAATAACAAAATCTTTGACCAATCTGCTAGCACTCTGCCATAAAATGGTTTCCAGTTATTAGCACCCGGAAGTCCGACAGCACTAAAGCCTGCTTGTGTAGCAATGATTGTGTCTATCTCACCTTCACATACAACAAGCAACTCACTCTCTTGGAATAGAGCAGCAATGTTATAGATGTGTGTACTTGCCCCCGGTCTTGATAGATACTTCGGTCCGTCACCGTTTAAACTACGGAAGCGGATGTCCACAACTCCTGTTGGAGTTAAATAAGGAATTGATAACTTTTCTCTGTATGGTTCGTGACCAATCTCAGGCTCGCTTACGAAGCCTAGGCGGAACATACGCGCCGTCTGTTCGGTGATACCTCTCTGACTCAGGTAAGGCATCACTTGTTCTAGGTTTTCCGCGTACTTCTGACTCGCTAATTCCAGTAATTCTCTCTGCGATTTTGATAGCCTCACGAAATCCAACTCCTTCTTTTTTCATTATGATTGAATACACATCCCCAGCCATCTCGCAGCCGAAGCATCTGAACCCACCATTGTCTATGTTTAAACGCGCTGACTTAACTCTATCACCATGGAAGGCGCAACGCACGGTA